TGGAACGTTTACAAAATTATACTCCACCATCTCAGTGTGACGGTACTTTTTGGGGAGAATTGATCAACATCGACATTATTCGCAAAACCAAAAATAGGACTGTACCTCTGGACTAAAAGGTGATATGATGGCTATACACTTACTTGATATGAAAGTGACACATATCGCAGATAAATGTCATTATGAAGTTGAGTACAAGGGGAATGTTTACATTCTTCAACGACCATTGTTTCATTCAATATATGATAAAAAGGATAATACCCAAAGTCATCGTATTTTGAAGGAAATGTTTAAAGATGATCTGTTCTTAAAAGGTTATCGTAAACAACCAGACTTCGTAAAAGAAGAAGAACCGTTCTGGTTTGGTTTAATTAATAATGATTTGAAAAAACAAATACCCCCTCCACCTAAACCGCCTGAACCTCCGAAATCTCGGACTATTGGTAGGCCGTCACGTGGTGGTGGATTCTGTATGGAATAAGAGGATTACAAATGAAAAAGTATATCGTAGGTGGCTTTGTTCGTGATAAGATCCTGGGTCTTCAACCTAAAGACAAGGATTATGTACTGGTCGGTGCTAAACCGAAAGACATTGAATACCTGAAAGGTCAAGGTTACAAACAAGTCGGTGCTGACTTCCCTGTATTCCTGTCTCCAGATGGTGATGAATATGCTTTAGCTCGTATTGAGCGTAAAACTGGTACTGGTTACGATGGTTTCACCGTTGAAACACAAGGTGTAACTCTGGAACAAGATCTGTTCCGTCGCGATCTGACCATTAACGCCATTGCCTGGGACATTGGTACTAAAACCCATGTTGACCCATACAAAGGTAAAGAAGATCTTCAGAACAAAGTACTGCGTCATGTATCTGACGCATTCAAAGAAGATCCACTGCGTGTACTGCGTTTGGCACGTTTCAAGGCTCGCTATGCTGATTTCACGGTACATAAAAGTACTGATGATATGGTACGCAAAATGGTTAAAGATGGTGAAATCAATCATCTGACCAAAGAGCGTGTGTATGTCGAGTTCGAGAAAGCATTCAGTGAAGCGAAACCAAGTATCTTCCTGAAGTACTTGAAAGATATTGGTGCTTTGAGCATTCTGCTGCCAGGATTTGAGGCGACTCAAAAAGAACTGGAACTGATTGATCAAATCGTAAATACAAGCTCAGATTCTCACCGTGACGAATTTATTTGGACTGTTATTCTTTCTAAGTTAACTCCAAATAAAGATTATGTTGTTGGTGGTATTAAACTACCAGCCCGCTTTGTGAAGTTCAGTAACTTCATTAAAGCACATACTGAAAGTCTGCTGAAATTCCGTAAAAAGAAACCGGAAGAAATGGTAGAACTGTTCAGTACTATGAACATCAAAAATAACGGTGGTGAAGAATTCCTTTACAAAGTAACCGAGTACTTCTTAATTCGTCGTGAGATGGATAATGAACTCGAAGACCTTATTGTGAAGGTGTTTGATCGCTTTACAGATGCTCCAGTTGGCGACATTGAAGAAATGGTTAAAACTGGTAAACTTGAAGCTAAGGATATTCGTAATCACGTTAAGGGTATCCAAACCACTGAAATCAAAAAGATGTTCGCATAATTTTGAAACGGTGTCAAAAATTGTGGTATACTATAGGTATCTGATAATTTTAGTAGGAAATTCATATGCGTTATACATGTGGAATAATTTTTTACCGCGACGGTCAGATACTTATAGGTCATACAACTGGACAATCTCATTGGGATCTTCCTAAAGGCAAAACCGAAGAAGGTGAAACCTACAAGGAAGCAGCAGTACGAGAATGTTATGAAGAAACCGGATATGAAATATCCGAAGACGACCTTTTGCTGATAGGTGAAGTTGCCTATCGCAAAGGGAAGCGTCTAGTACTATTCTTCTACACTGCGATGGAGAAACCAGAGGTTTCTGAGTTGGAATGCCTTAGTACATATACGAATCGTCACGGTCAAGAAAAGCCTGAATTAGATAGGTTTAAATATATTGACGTAGAAGATTGTCAGCACTACCTGACTGAACGTATGTGTAATAGTATTATAAAGGCTGTCACACAATTCATGGAAAATAGTAGTATTAAGAAATAAGCATAATAAGGGAATATTATGAATGTAAAAATGTATGGTCGAGCACAAGGATGTAAATTTTGTGATCGTGCGAAACTCATTTGCGAGATGAATGGGTTTGAATTAGAATTTATAGATATTGAAGCACAAGGTCTAAGTGCTGCTGATTTAGCAGAAGTGGTTGGTACTCCAGTACGGACAGTACCGCAAATTTTCGTAGATGAACAGTACATTGGAGGATGTGATAAGTTTGAAGCTTTTCTAAAAGGAGAATAACATGAGTCTTTATCAGACCATTCAAACGGAACGTCAACAATCTCTCGGTCAGAACCGAGTTAAATATAACCTTTTCGGTGTTATCATTGCTGAAGTACAACGTAAAACTACCTCTCAGGAAGTAGCAGATACTGATGTAATTCAGATCATCAAGAAACTACTTGAAAGTGTAAACGAAACCTTAGCAGTAGCAAAAACTGAACAACCAGATCTGGAAGCTGAAAAAGTTCTCCTGGTCGATCTCCTTCCTAAGCAACTATCCAATGACGAACTACTTGCTATCATGCAAGCCGCAATCGCCGCTGATCCAGCTATGGCAGAAAAGAAAAACATGTTCCCTTACCTGAAAGCTAACTATGACGGTCAGTATAATGGTAAAGACGCAAATACTCTATTCAGCCAGTTAGGAGCTTAAGATGAAACGCGAGGATTCCACTTCAATTAACGCATATATCTTAGATGAAGATACCCGTTATAAAGTTAATATGTCTCATTTTACTTTAGGTGAACGTAATATACGTGACATGCAAGATCGTCACGCAGCACGTCTACAGAAAGTAAAAGAACTAGCAGAGAGTTTAGGTGTTGAATATACTCCTGCTTTACCAGAACCAGAAGCCGTTATTAAACGTAAGGATTTGGTACAGAAATATCACGAACATAGTGAAGATTATGATGCTATTCTCAAGCAAGTATTGTCGGTGTGTACACCGGAGGATGTGATTGAATTCATTGATAAGCAACTCAATCAGCCCTAAATACTGATGAAGGAAACAGATTCCTTCGTATTACAATTTGGGAGATTAATTATGCTCAGTTATCGTGAAAAATTAGCTAAAGGCATTTTTGAAAGTGTTAAATCAACTATAAGCATTCCTAAGAAATCAGCGTTTCTAGGAACAATTACAGAAGACGGATATTGTGATTTTGATGTACCGGAAGATACATGGTACTTAGAGAAAGACAATAAACGTGGAACACGTCTATACCAAAGTAATATTGCAAGAAAGCATCGTAAAGAGACAAAGCGAATCCGTTTCGGATTAGAATAATGTAAAGGGAACCTTCGGGTTCCCTTTTTTCAATTGAGGCATTTATGATTAATACACATGTAGGAAATTTATTTGACCTAGTACTCAATGGTCAACGTTGGGATTCTGATGTACACTACATCATCCACGGCTGTAATGCTCAGGGGCGTATGGGTTCTGGTTTCGCAAAAGAACTACGTGAACGTTTTCCTAATGCCTATGATGATTATATCGTAGCGTATGAAGAAGGTAATAACCACTTAGATGTTGGTACTGTTATCTATCATGCTGCTGAACAAGATATTATCATTTGTAACACTGTCACCCAAGAATTCTACGGTCGTGACGGGGCTAAATATGTCAGTTATGATGCGATTGACAAGATCTTTTTAGAACTTGACAACTCCGCTAAAGTACTGAAACAAGTATCGGGTATTGAAGAAGTTCATATGCACTTCCCTAAAATCGGTTCAGATTTAGGTGGTGGTTGCTGGAATGTAATTTCTGAGATAATCGACCATCGTGTAAAACACGCAACAAAGAATCTCTATGAACTGAAATAAGTTCACACACAAATACAAGGAAGTATTATGTCAAGCAATGTAAAACTAATTTTTATTAACGGTATTGGTCCAATCATCGGTACTATCCAGGATGACGTAACTGATGCGATTGTTGTTCGCAATCCATGTCAGTTCGGTTTAGATGAAGAAGGACAAATGATCATTCGTGATTACCTAGAAGGTATCATTGATCCTGAAGAAAATACTATCTTCATGAAATACAATATCGTTTCTGTTAATGACCCTGCCGCTTCTATCGCAGCAGCGTATATTAGTGCGATTGAGTCACTAGAAGCTGATAAGTCTGCTCCTAAGCTAATCGTTCCAGACAACAAAATCATTATCTAACGGTAAAACATGAGTGTATATCAAGCAATTGTGATTGTCGAAGGGCAATCACCAATGGATTTAGTTAAACTGTCAGTACGTGCTGGTATGGAAATTATGAACCAGTTCGACCCTACTCGTACTCAATACGTAGGTGATACTGAACACAAGCTGTTCAAGAAAGACTTCGCTGAATGGGTAGAACATGGATATGAACAACATTTGTATGTTGCTTCAGAATCTGATATGCTATCTGAAATTGAATTCCACTGTAACTTAGAAGGTGCTCCAATCAACTTTATTGATGAAGACTCACAATCTATGATTATGGTAATCGGACCATTTGACGCAGAACGTTTACGATATTTCACTCAGAACTGTCGCCGCATTTAAAGCTAGAACCCCTAAATATGTTATATACACATGTTTAGGGGTATTTTTATGTCTTATAATTACGGCGGGAATCCAGATTCTCCACAATACGATCATCGTGAAGAAATGAAACGTGTTATTACTGTAATGCTTGGTGCTGGTTCTATTGAAGTAGAATTGACTGATGAACAACTTGAATTATGCATTGATAATGCTGTAGCTAATTATCGTGCTTGGGCTGCTGCTTCTAAAGAAGAAGCTTTCCTACATATGAAGTTCTATGAGTCTGATTCTGTTTATGAACTACCTACTGAGGTTGAAATTGTTCGTAGAATTTATCGTCGTGGTAATGGGGTTGTTTCCGGTTCAGGAGCAACAGTTGACCCATTCTCATTGGCGTACAGTAATACATATCTATTAAGTGCAGTACGTGGTAGTACTGGTGGCGGTCTATTGACTTATGACTTATATCATCAATTTGATGAAACAGTCGGTCGTCTATTTGGGCGTGAAATCATGTTCCTATGGAACTCCGTTACTAAGAAACTAACACTAGAACGTGATATTCGTGGTGAAGAAGAAGTACTTCTACACGTATACCACAACAAACCAGAACCAATTCTATTCAAAACTCAAAGTACTTATCCGTGGTTGCGTGATTGGGCTTTATCAGAAGCAATGATGATTTTAGGTCGTTATCGTTCTAAATTCGCAACGCTTCCTGGTCCACAAGGTTCATTCTCGATGGATGGTGCTGACTTGCTACAAAACGCAATTCGTATGCAACAAGAACTTCGTGACCGTCTACGTAAGTATGAAGATGGTAGTACACCTCTAGGCTTCATTATTGGCTAATATAAATACACCATAATTGGAAACGATATGGTGATATTATGCGTTATGAAGCTTTTATGGGTACAGATGAATTTTTGTATAGTGGTGAATCCGGTGAATTCAGTAACAAAGTACTGAAATTCATGGAAAACATTGCTGATGAAAACGGAACTGGTACGTTTGAAATAAAAGAAGATATAGTTGGTGGCATACCATTATATTATGCTTTAGTATGCTTTCCTGATTGGGCTGAAGCATTATTTTTAATCCAATTTTATGAATATGATTGGGAACTCCTGGAAGAATCTGAATAAGGTTCTTCCTTTTTTCGTTTAAAGGAAACAGAAACATGGAACGTAAATTAGTAGCAATTAATGGAACTATTGGTTCAGGTAAAGACACATTTTCTCAAGTGTTTATCGACAACGGTTTTTATCGTATTTCATTTGCTGAAACACTGAAAGATGCTGTAGCAGCTATTTTTGGTTGGGATCGTGAAATGCTGGAAGGTACAACTGATGAAGCACGTAAAATTCGTGAACAACCTGACGAGTACTGGTCAAGTAAATTAGGCAAAGATGTAACTCCACGCTGGGTACTTCAAAATCTCGGTACTGATGTTCTTCGTAAACACTTCCATGATAATATTTGGGTGTTCGCAGCAGAAAATAAGATTCGTAATCTTCCACATGACAGAGTAATTATCACTGACTGTCGTTTTCCAAATGAATTAAAAATGATTCGTGAAAATTCTGGTACTATTATTGAAGTACAAAGAGTACTGCCAGATTGGTATTGGGATGCTTACAAATACAATATTTCCAAAGAAGTTGAAGAAGGTATTGTTATACCAGATTCTATGAGTAATGTCCATTCATCTGAATATGGCTGGGTTGGTATTAACCGTCCTGATTATATTGTAGAGAATAACAGTACTATTGACTCTTTACATTCACAAGCGTACACCATACTAAGTAATATCATCAAGTAACGTTACTTTAGCCACATAAGATTTAATCCTCGAATAAATAACATTATACGAATATTCGAATAAACCCAAAATTTTTGGAGGATTAAATGGCTGATTTACTATCACCTGGTGTAAGTGTAACAGTTACCGACGAGACTATTAGTGCTACTAGTGGTAACGGAACAGTGCCTTTGTTTGTCATTGCGACAGCACAAGATAAACTTGTGACAGGCAGTACTTCTGTGGCTACAGGTACAACTAAAGCGAACGCTGGTTCACTACAACTTATTACATCGCAAAGAAATGCTCTTGAAACTTACGGATCACCTATTTTTCAATCAAGTAACGGATCTGTAGTTCAAGGCGATGAACTAAACGAATATGGTCTTCATGCATTATACAGCTACATGGGTATCGCAAACCGAGCTTATGTTGTTCGTGCTGATATTGACCTAGCACAACTAGCACCTGCGGCAACTGCTCCTACTGGTCCAGTATCCAATGGTACACTATGGCTAGATACTAGTGCGACCCAAATTGAAGCATACGTTGCTTCTAAAAACAACCCACAAAGTTTCTACGATTGGACAGTTAAAACTGTTACTATCGTGAGCGAAGCAGACATTGATGATGTTGATACTTCAGGTTTGAATGTAGACGATTTAGTACTACGCCATAACCCATCGAATGGACAAATGCTAATGTACAAGTACGAAGCGGCTGGTCTAGTTCAAGTTGAAACTTACTTGTCTCCAATCAACAAAGTACCAACTGGTGTAACAGTAGAAAAAGGAAATATCTGGATTCGTGACGGTTATACTAAGAATGGTTCTAACTACTTTGGTACACGTTTTGTTGTTAAGCGTTTTGCTTCTCTAACATCCGTATGGACTGAAGTTAATGTTTGGACAGGTAACAGTTTCTATGAAATTGAAGCAAAATCTGCTACTTTCGACAATACTTATTTCGGTGCTCTATTTGATGAAGATAGTAAGAGTTTCACTCTTTATACCAAAGCTGGTTCTATCGCATCTATTAGTGCTCCAGCAACACCAATTGGACAATCTTCAAGTCAAGTAGCTACTGCTGCTGGTTCACTAACCATCAAATTCTTGAATAAGTCTTTCACTGTTGTTGCGGTAAATTCTGGTGAAGTAATTAACACTGCTACACTAATCGCGAACTTGAACCAAAGTGCTGATCTAATCAATGCTGGATTCACTTTCACTGGTACTAACGCTCTTGTTGTAACAAACAAAAACGGTTATAGTTTCCAAACTACTAGTACTGGACAACAAATCTTTAACACTAATGATTTGGCAAAATTAACTGTAGATTCTAGTAACTACTCACAAGTTAATAACAACAACCTACGTGTTTCTGCTAGTACTCCTACTGCTCAAGCAGCAAATGGTACTTACTGGTATAACTTCAGTAACTCTGATTCCTTAACTGTGGGTCTATATGTTGCTAACGTTAGTACTAATACATGGGATGCAGTTGATCCTGAAACCAATATGTACGTTCAACTTGATGAACCTGCTGCGGATCGTGATTTTTGGGTACAACCACTATCACAAGGTATCGACGGATATGTATTCTATCGTAACGTAAGTGGTACATGGGTTAAACTAGATGACACTGACCAAAGTACTCTAAATGGTATGATCTTCGATGACTTCACTACTGGTGATGTTCCTGCTGCTGAATTGTATCAAAACGGAATGCTTGCTGTAGACTTAGGTACTACTGAAGGTGTTGTTAAAGTTATGACTAATGGTGTTTGGACTATAGCTAGTGGTGTTGCTCTAAACGGTGCTGGCCTATTTGGTCGTGCTGCTCAACGTAATATCATTGTTGAAGCTCTAGCATCTGTGGTTGTTTCTAACGAAGACATTCGTGCTGAAAGTATTCAATTCAACCTAATGTGTGTTCCTGGTTATGTAGAACTTCTAGATGAACTAGTAACTCTAAACACTGACCGTAAAGAAACTGCTTTCATTGTTACCGATGTTCCAGCACGTCTAGCACCAAATGCTACTGACGTTCAAGCTTGGGCTACTAACGCTAACAACGCAGCATCTAACGGTGAAGTTGGTCGTGTAACTGCTTACTCTTACGCTGCTCAATATATGGGCTGGGGTCTTGGAACTAACGTTGATGGATCTGAAGTAGCAGTGCCAGGTAGTACTATTGCGATGCGTACCTATGCTTATAGCGATAGCGTAAGTTATGTATGGTATCCACCAGCAGGTACTTCACGTGGTGTTGTAAGTAACGCAGCAAGTATTGGTTATATCAATGACGAAGGTGAATATGCTCCTGTAGTATATAACCAAGGTCAACGTGATACCATGTACGTTAACAAGATTAACCCAATCGCTATGCGTCCGAACCGTGGATTACTAGTATATGGAGATAAAACTCTAGCTGCTGAAGATACTTCTGCACTAAGCCGTGTAAACGTTGCTCGTCTAGTAGTTTATATTCGTACACAACTAGCTATTTTGGCTGAACCGTTCCTATTCCGTTTGAACACAGCAAGTACTCGTCAAGAGTTTACTTCTGTAGTTAACAGTTTCCTAGCTGAAATTGTTCAACTAAACGGTCTATACGACTTCCTAGTAGTTTGTGACGAATCAAACAACACTACTTCACGTATTGATGCGAATGAATTGTGGATGGATATTGCACTTGTACCAACTCGTTCAATTAACTTCATCTATATTCCAATCCGTTTGGAAAACAGTTTAACATCTTAATTAAACACTAAGGGAGCCTAAAGGCTCCCTTTTTATTTTGTAGTACTCCTTAGATCCATAAAGTTTATAAATACATTAAAGATTATTCCTTAAATTATTGGGAGATTAATAATGGCAAATTTACTGGATAAATATGGCGTTCCTATCACTGGTGGCAGTCGTGCCCCAATGAAACAACCGAAGCCTAAATATCGTTTCCGTGTAGTATTCTTCGGATTCGGTAATACTGAGGACGGAACCTATATTACTTTGGATACTAACACTGTTGGTACTCCACATGTTGAACATGAACCAATTCAGGTTCATAGTTACAACAGTTCGGCGTTCTTTAAAGGGAAATATAAATGGAATACTATTGAAGTTGCTTTCCGCGACTCAGTAGGAAACATGTCTCTAAAAGCACTCTGGAACCAAATGCGTAAAGAATTTAACTACTACTCTCAAGAGTCTCGTACTACTGCTTCTCAGTATAAGTTCGAAATGTGGATTCAAGCACTAGATGGTTCTAACTCCGACAACCTAACAAACCTTTATGAAGGCACACTACATACTTGGATCTGTCAAGGATGTTTCATTACCGATTCTAATTTCGGTGATTGGGATTATTCAAGTTCAGAAGCCCAAGTAATTACCATGACTGTACAACCTGATGGATGTGTACTAGTTGGACCTGAAGGTCAAGCTCTTGGTGATGAAGTCGCTGGTACTGGTACTCCTGAAAACGCAGTATCTATTACTAACGGTCAAACTTCAATTAGTTCTGATACATTATCAGATTCTAACTTCTACGAAGGACAATAATACTTATGCCCTGGACTTGTTCAGGGCTTTTTTATTGCTAAATATAATATACATTCCATATTAAATAGGGGAAAATATAAATGGCAACAATGATGGATAAGTATGGTGTTCCTCTACCAAGTGGTCGAAACAAAACTATGAGTCAACCAAAAGTTAAACATAAATTCCGTGTAGTTGTATACAACTTCGGTACTGATGTAGATGAAAAAGATCATGTAGCATTAGAAGTTAATAACGTTGACCGTCCTAGTATTTCTTTTGAAACACACCAACTAAAAATGTTCGGTACTAATACCTCATATTTGGGGCGTTGGGATTGGAAACCAATTACACTAACAATTCGTGATGCTGTTGACAACAAAGTAGCTAAATCTATCATTCGTCAACTTCAAAAACAACTCGATTTTCAGCGTCGTATTTCTGCTAAATCAGAACAACAATATGCTGGATACAAATTCCGTATGATGATTGAAACTACTGGTGGTGCGAACCCCGATGATTCAATCAATAATCTAATTCGCGATACTGCTGTAGATTCCGCAACCGCAATTACTAATAATGCTGGCCTAGTTAATGCTATTGACGATTTTGTTGGTGGTAATGGTTATAATGCTATTAGTACTATAGACCGTTGGGTTTGCTATGGTTGTATTATTACCGATCTTGAGTGGGATTCATTGGATTATGGTTCTTCTCAATTTATTACTATTAAGTTAACTATTAAACCAGACAACTGTGTACAATACGATATGATCGAAGAAATGTATTCTGATAAGATTAGTTCACTTCTTCCAGATGACGTTAACAGTACTTTGGATATTATTGATAGAATCTTTGGTAGCACACAAATTTAAGGGGTACTAAATGAGTAATTTTCTAGATTCATTGGTTACTACTGCTACCGATATAGTTGGGAGCGTAGTAAGCTCAGCAACTATAATCAAAGATCCACCACTAGAACAATATAATGCTGCTCAGCGTGTATTCAGTTCAGCAGGTGAAGGTGGATTCTCAAGTTATACATTACCAAAATTAAAATATAGCTTTATCGTTGAATTTGTTCTTACCAGTTTTGCTAAGAACTTCATCGAGACACAATTACCAGATACACATACAGGATTTGATGTTAAAAACGTTTCTTGTTTTGTTCGTGATGTTACTTTACCTAGTACTACATTTACTATTGATACGTTAAATCAGTATAATCGTACTCGTTTACAACCAGGTAAAATGGATTACAAACCAGTATCAATGGTATTCTATGATACATCTGATGGGGCAGCATTTTTGCTCTTAGATGCGTATCGTAAATATTATTATGGTGATTTTTTCGTAAAAAGTGCTGCGTCATTCCGAAATGATGTATTGAGTTCTCCAATTGAATTTGAAGCTATGGGTTCAAATTGGGGTCGTTCTGTGATGAACAATGGTAACTCTGATAAACAGTACTTCTTTAAACAAATTAATATCTATGAAATTGACAATGATACTTATACGGCACACAACATGTTTAACGTATTTGTAGAAGATGTTACCTTAGAAACTAAATCAATGGAAAGTTCAGGTGAACCAAGTGTGTTAACCATGAATTTACGTTATGAAGGTATCGGACATTTAGGAAAAGATGGTTATAATGCTATTAGTGTTCCTACAATGGATATTGGTGCTTTGATAACTGATACTACTGGTTTAGGTCGTTCTGGATTCTTCAAGTACTTTGGTCAAATGGATGATAAAACTGTTGGAATTACAACTGTAGGTAAAATTATTCGTGCTGGTACTGCTGGTTACGATATTGTTACTTCTGTTCGTGATATTCTTAATGGTAACATTAGTCCTGATACTATCCGTAATATTGGTAGTGCTGTTGTTAGTGGTGCGAATGCCCTTGGGTTAGGAAGCATAATTAGTTCAGCAAATGAATCATTCGGATTAGGTAATATATTAGGAGACTTTTAATGAGACAACAGTTTAACCCAGCAAAGATAAAAAATACAAAACAAGCCCAAGGCGTTTATGGTATTAAAAATATCAAAAAATACAAATCAACTAATCCACCTATCTACAGAAGTTCATGGGAAAAGGATGTAATGATTGCCTTGGATTTAAACCCTGCTGTATTGGAATGGTCAGTTGAACCATTCCCGATACAGTATACCTGTCCAGTGGACGGGAAAAACAAAAATTATTGGCCTGATTTCTTAGTTAAATTCATTGATCTTAAAACTGGTAAAGAACATTTCCAGTTACTTGAGATTAAACCTGAGAAACAATGTTATATGCAAATGGCTAAATCTCGTAAAGACAAAATAACAGTACTTGTCAATCAGGCTAAATGGGCTGCGGCAATGGCTTTATGTCAAAAGAACGGGATTGAGTTCAAAATTATAACCGAGAAATCGCTATATAGGAAGAATTAATATGAAAGCTAAACGTGGTGTAGAAGAAGCATTAGGACTGCCAAGTACTGATGAATTGAAAAAGCTACTTGGCGATGACTATAATGAAGATGATTTTTACAATGATGAAGACGAAGATGATAGTACTGAACTATTGGGTCGTCCTGAAATTGAAAATGCTCGTCGTTCAATGAGTCAACTTAAAGAATATCGTGAGCAACTAAAGGATATTCCAGACATTACTAATCGTAAATCTCATTTAGATAGATTAGCAAAAATAGCAGAAGATAAATTTGAAGATATTTTCGACCGTGCTTTTAATTGTGAAGATAGATTCGCAGCAGAAATGATTAATGCTGCCAATGCTATGCTTAAAATTGCTTTAGATGCTCATGCTAAAGTTATTGACTCCGACATTAAGTTGATTGACATGCAGATCAAGAAAGATAAGATGGAAATCGAACTTAATCAGAAACCTAAAAATCAACAAGCTCTAGGTGACAATTCAGATCCTAATGCTATTGAAGGTGAGAAGGTAGTAGCCGTGAAGTCTCGAAATGAGATGCTTGCTGCTATGAATAAGAATAAATAAAATAAAATACTGTGACTCGGAGTTAACATGAATAAATTACAGAAAATTTTAACAGATCTTACTCCAGAATATTCATACCGTGTAAAATTTGCGTGTGAGCCAAGCTCCGAAGAATTGCATAAAGTTGTTACTCGACTTACTGACCGTTATGATGCTTTTGAAGTTGGTCCAATGAAGAAAACAATCTTCCAAGATCGCCCAACAGATTTCTATAATCTAGATTGTGGTGAAATTTGGATGTTTGATTTTAAATGTAAGCGTGGTGTACAACCTCAAATCTTACTATTTGAAATCGGCAGTCTATTGAGTTGGTCAGAAGCACTAATTCATGTTCGTAACAATCTAGAACCATATCAGGAAGAAATTGCTGATTGTGAAGATGATATTCAATTTGATGAATACGAACCACGTCTTTTAGACCCTGAATACAAAGAAGTTCCTGAAGTAAATGCTGAGGAAATCGGCGGTCAAGGTCGTGCTGATAAAGCAGTAAAAGATGCAATTGACAGTACTAAGAATAAATCATACGCAGAGTATATGTCTGCTGGCTTCGGTAAGAAGGGGTAATTATGAGTCTTTTAGAAGAAATGTTTGATGGTCAACCAGAACCATTAAACGAACGTCCTTATAGTCGTACACAATCAGCGGTTGACTCGGCAAAAGGCAAAGTAAAAGGTTTCTTTGGTTCAGGACAAGTTGAGCAAGGTGCTCAAGAAACTGGACAAATGGCAAACCAACTATGGAGTGACTTCAAGCGTTATATTGGACGTAAGTACGGTTCACATCCACAAGCAGTTCCATACGCAGATGTAGCAGCATTTTTTAAAGGTAATAAACTTGATACCTCTTTCTTAGGTGATAATGAACGTCGTTCATTCGTTCCTAAAGATGTTGGTGCGGCATTAATGAAAGCAGTTCAGAAGCTAAATACTGACTACGGCAATGATGCTCAAGATCAGCAACAATCCCAAGGCAGTACTGACCAATCTCAAGGTCAACAAGGCCAGGGACAGCCACAAGGTCAAGGACAAAATAATCCACAACCAAGTCAAGGACAAGGTGGAAATTCAGGATCTAGCGTTTCAGATCGTCTTTCTTCATTATCTCCTGCTGATCGAGCTAAGCTACTAAGACTAATTTCTTAATAGGAGAAGAATATGTTTAAATCTCTAGCGAGTAACAATTCGATTCCAAATAACTACGTATATACATCTAATAAAGGTACAGAATATATGTACCTTGAAGGTTCATGGGTTAATTGTGAAACAATGAATACTGTTCAAAGTACTCATAACTTTAAAATGAATCAGTCTGCGATTCGTCAAATCGCAGAACATAATGAACAAAATTCCTTGCAAATTGGCAAGCGATATGTTATAAACGAATCCGAATACACCTATGTTGGACGTAATAACTTCTCACTACAAGGTAATCTACTTTCTGAAAGTATGAATTCCAAAATTCAGCGTTTAGTTGAAGCAGATGAAGAACAACATAAACCTGGTCAGAAAAATGATCAAATCCCTAACTTCTTTCAAACTCATTATGGAAGAAATAATGACAGATACTATTATAAAGATGGTTGGTGGATTAACAGGGATAGTGAACATCAACAAGCTGTTCATAATCCAAAACTAAGCTCAGAAATTACCAATGATGCGTTGGATATTATCAATCAACACAATACCGATCCAAAAGCAGCAATGCCGATTGGTACTCAAATTGAACATAATGGAAAAACATTAACTTATGTTGGTGATGCTTTTGTAACAGATGAAGGTCGTAGAACTTCAAGTGAATTTACTGATCGACTAGAACGTAAAGCAAAAGAAGAAAAAGCTAATCAAAGTACTGATGCTGGTTCTGAAGAAGGTCAACCAGACCAAGAACAAGCACAAGACGAAACACCAGCAGCAAATCCTGATTCTCAGGGTGCTCCTGCTCAAGATACTTCATCATCTGATGTTCCTAATGGATATGTATATAAATCCAAAAAAGGTAATAACTATTACAAGAAAAATGGTCAATGGTTTAACTCAGCGACTAAAAAACCTGTTAATAGTTCATCTGTTCCTATGTTGGAACGTGCTGCTCAAGCAGAAATTGGTAAATTTAATTCTTCTTCTCCAGTGAAAATTGGTCAAGAATTTAAATCCAAGAAAGGCATTACTTACCGTTATGTTGGTGGTAATCGTTTCATTTCTGATAATGGAAAACTACTTCCACCAGATACAGCACAAAAAGTACTAGCTAATCTATCTCAGCAACCATCTGGTGATGAAAGTTCTCCAGAAGGACAACCACAAGATTCTCAGGGTGCTCCACAAGATTCAAGTACTGATAGTTCTAATGGTTCTGGTACTCCACCTGAAGCACAACCTGAACAGGGTTCTAATGCTGGTGATGAAGGTACTAATAGTGATGATCCACTACAAGGACTTGCTAACGAGATTAAATCTAATCCGATGGCACGTAAAATTGTAGTACTTTTAAGTCGTGGTGATGACTTATCGCTACTAGCTGCTGATATTCTTCTTTCTGGAAAACAAAAGGAAGCAGCAGAGATTCTAAAATCATTAAATAATGAAGATTAATTAATAAAAGGAATTAGTTCTTATGAAAAAACAAATTAATGAGGCATCCGTTCGTATAGATGTTCAAGGTTTAGAATCTAGCGATCTTGATACTCTATCTCGTATGCTTGCTCTAGCAGGGCAAGCAGAACGTGGTTCTTCTCAATTGGGTGGAATGACTTCGATTCCTGCTATTGCTCCACTAGATTTAGATAGTATGGGCGGGGAAACTGAAACTCAACCTATTATGAGTCCAGATATGGCTCCAAGTGCTGATGATATGTCAGGTGCTGGGGAAGATGCTCTAGGCTCAGCAGTCAGTGATTTGGCTGGCTCTGTGACAGATTTCGGCGATGATTCGCTTGACGGTGGCATGGCTGATGGTGTAGACTCTATGGGTGCTATGGACGCTCCAGAAGAACCAGGTCTAGGACTTGATGAACCAGAAATGGGATCTCCAGAAATGGATGATGGCTATACTGGCGATGATGATTTTGATATGGGTCGTATGTCCTCCCTCGCAGGTATCAACGAAAGTGTTGATGATGATGAAGCAGATGATGTAGACGCTGATAGCAGTGATGCTGCTGAAGAAGATGCTGATGATTCTGTTTCTGAAAGTCTCCTACCAGATCTATCACTAGACGAAGATTCAATTGCTTCCGATTCTCAAAAAGAATTCGGTCCATTCCGTTCAGAACATGAATGTGTAATTGATGGTCAACGTCAAACAAATGGTTTTGAAGGTGATAACTTTATCGTTGTTCCTAAAGGTAATGCTTTCTACTGGCGTAGAACTATGCAAGAAGATGCTACCACTGAACCAAATCCAGAATTCTATGATGACGAAGGTATTCAACATTCTCGACATGCGTATAAAGGTAAACAACCTGGAACAGCATTAGGTGACAATCCACTTGTACATGAAAGTGAAGAAGATGATGAATCCGTTGAGGACATTTTCGAATCAATTAATAACAAGTACAAGAAATTTATGGAAGGTCTATAATGAGTAGCATGAAAATTTTAATGGAATCTATTGATGACATTTATGAAGCAGACGAAGATTCGTTTGAACAAGAAACTGAGCAATCTGCTCCTGAACTATTAAAAGAAATCGTAGGTTCCCTACGTGAACTATCTGGTAAAGTAGCAGATGGTTCAATCGAAGATTTAGCATCCCTAACATCTGACTTAAAAACTATTTCTGATTCTCTTAAAGAACTAACTGGTTCTGATGATGTATCAGAAGATGATTACTCTGATGATTTCGAATCAGATGTTGGTGAAGATGAACTTGAAGAAGATCATGGTGCTGAAGGTATGGGACCATCCTTTGATGCTAATGGCACTCAGAATTATGAGAATCCACAAGGTTCTTCATATCCTGAGAAGAAAGGTTTTGTGGGAATCTAATCATGGTCCCAAGAACCAACAGTACTGAAATTCAATATGGTGTATTAAATGCTATTAAAGAAGTTTATGAATTCGATTCTGAACTCAATGATAGAATGATACTGTTATCCATTTTTGATAATTACAGAACTGGTGGTGGCTTGCGGTTGAGTAAGTTAGGGTTTCAGATATGCGAAGACAATTCCTTATATGAGTTCCTTGCTATTCCGCTTAAGAAGCAGGATCGTAATTCGAACGTTTACACATCTTTAGACCGTATTTGCACCACTCCGTACTATATAGTCGGAGATACTTTGTACTTATCAGATGACTTAGTGATAGCACAACTCACATTTTGTAGAGATGATTTTTCTAAGTTGTTTGCCGCATTTTTGTGAAACGGAAAGTAAATTTGTGGTATAATGGAATTGTTAAGATAACAATGGAAGCTTGAAAGCACTGACTAAACTCAGTGCTTTCTTTTTTGCCAAACGGATTTGGTTAATGTAGTTCAACATAACAAAATGGTAGAAGAAATAAGTATGAGTAACGCTGTAGCACCTGAAAACGCCCTGAAATATGATTTAAAACCTTCTCAAATTATGGAAGCAATGATTGTGGCAGATTTATGCCGTGATAGTTTGATGATTTGGGGTTCTCCGGGCATTGGTAAATCCGCAATTGCCCTTCAATACGCAAATGAACAATATCCACTGCGTAAAAACAATATTAACCGTTTAGCATATATGCTACAACGTGCCGAAGATCTAGATGATGAAATGGTTACAATGGCTGATTATCGTGCCTTTGAAGAATCTCTGCTGGATCAAGATGAAAACTTTATTGATTTCCGTCTTTCACAGGTTGAACCATCTGATCTTCGTGGTATTCCAATTCCTGTTAAGTACTATCTGAACCGTGCTGGTAAAGTAGTACTGGAACATGAACTGGCTGATCATCCTGGATACACTGAAGAAACTGGTGTTGTTTGGGCTGCTCCTAAAATCCTTCAACTTCCTAAAGATTGGCAAGGTGTTATCATCTTTGATGAAATTAACTCCGCAATGCCAATTGTACAGGCAGCATCTTATCAGTTGATTCTTGATCGCCGTGTTGGTGAACTTGTTCTTCCTGAAAGTTGCTTGATTCTGGCAGCAGGGAACCGTGAAACTGATGGTGGAGTAACCTTCTCACTAGCAACTCCACTGCGTGACCGTATGACTCACGTAGAAATGATTCCAGACTATAATGATTGGCTGAATAACTTCGCAATTCCAAAACGTCTGAATCCAGGTACTATCGCGTTTATTCACCAGACTGGTGAAAAACACTTCAATACCCTAAGTCCAAAAGATACAAGTCATAGTGGTGGTTCATCCCCACGTTCATGGACTCGTGTATCTGACATTGAAAACGTTCGTGGAAGTAAAGGTATTTCTGATCCAGTATATAAAGCAATGGTTGCTGGTCGTGTTGGTAGTACTGCTGGTATTGAATACACAACTTACATCAAAAACATGGCTGACCTGCCAGATGTAATGGATATTCTTACTGGTGTTGTAACTGATTTCGGTGAACACAAGAAAGAAATTTCTAAAAACTACTTCATCACTCTGAGCCTTACTCAGAAAATCATTGAATTCTTCGAATACAAACAGAATGGTACACTATCACTTGATGACTGGTGCTTGTACTGTACTAGTTTTGTAACCTTCCTGGATTCACAATTCTCTGATACTCAGAAAGAACTTATCGTACACGCGATTCGTGCTATTACTGATGCTGACGTAAACATTACGTATAAAGAAGTTCCAGCATTTAAACCATTCGTTACTGAATATGGCCCACTGCTGCGTAAAGCACGTACACTGAAGTAATACAATAAAGGGGGCTTATGCCCCTTTTGTTATTTGAGGATTTTATGACAAAACAAAAACGAGTCCGTTACGAAGTATCGGAGCAAAAAGCAAAAGAATGTTTCGACAGACTTATTGTAGCACGTACTACTATGATTATGGCATGTCCATTCTTTGGTATTTTGGCTGCTCAGTTAGAGCCAGTAGCTAATAACACTTGGTGTCGTACATTAGCGGTAGATGGTAAGCATCTATATTACAACGTAGAATTCATTATGGGTATCGAAGACCCTGTTCGTCGTCAAGAATATGAAGAAATGCTTCGTGAAAGTATTGATGATATTACTGCTGAACAGATAAATGATGCTCTTAATGGGTTAACCCAACAAAACTTAATCGCAGCAGTGTGTCATGAAATTCTTCACTGTGCGTATAACCACTTCTTGCGTAAAGGCACACGTGATGCTAAAATGTGGAACAAAGCTGCTGATTACGCAATTAACCAAATTATCAAACGCGATCCAGCATTAGGTGAAATTCGTAATTCATGGTTATTCTCACCTGATTTTGATAAAATGGCAGCAGAAGAAATCTACAATATCCTTATGGAACGTAAGGAACAAGAAGAATCTGGTCAAGGTGGTAAAGGAACTGGTGGTGGTACTTTAGACCAGCATAATATTCCGCAACAAGGTAATAACCAATCTGATTCAGATTCTGACGATACTGATAATCAAGATGGTTCTGGTTCGGGTGGTGATTATGATGATTTCCCTGACTTCTCACAAGAAGAATTGGAAGGATTCATGGATGCGTTTAAAGACGCAATGATTAACGCAGCAATGGCACAAGGTGCTCCACCAGAAATTCGTGCTATGGTTCAGGACTTTAAAGAACCTAAAATTGATTGGCGTTCTAAACTTAACCGTACTTTACGTTCTCTTATTAAGAATGACGTAACTTATATGATGCCAAACCGTCGTTCATGGTCAAATGGTATTGGTTTTGGTATGCCTATCTATCCTGGAATGAAACCCGATGAAGATATTGACATTTGTATCGCACTTGATGCATCTGGTAGTATTCGTTCTGAATGGTTACGTGATTTCCTGTCTGAAGTATATGGTATTACAAAGCAATTCTCACAATTCAAAATTCGTGTTTTGACATTCGATACTCAAATTTATGAAGTACATGATTACACTACTGGACAAGAACAACAAATTCTTGAATATCCGGTATATGGTGGTGGTGGTACTTTGTTTACTAAAGTATGGGATTATATGAAAGAGGATGATTACTGTCCAAAACAGTTAGTCATGTTCACGGATGGTGAGCCATATGGTTCATGGGGTGATGCAAACTACTGCGATACATTGTTTGTAATCCACTCAAACCCTAAAGTAGAAGCTCCTTTCGGCGTGACGGTTCATTACGAACTCGAACAGTAAGAAGCAGAATACTAAATAGAAGGTCGTCAAGGATGGCGACCTTACAAATATTTGGAACGTACCACGTTTTTGTGGTATAATATAGATAATTCAAAAATACATGGAGTGTATATAATGAGCAATCAAATTCAAGAAGAAACCGTAGTTGGACCACAACTAGAATTCATTGATATTATCAATGCTACAAAAATCATGGAAGCAGCAATTGAGCGTGGTATCTTTAATGTTAAAGAACTCGCAGATGTTGCACCAATCGTATCTCGATTCCAGGATTTCTCCGCTGCTATTCTAGCAGATCAAGAAGCTCGTCAAGCACAAGCTGAAGTTGATTCTGCTGATGAAGCACAAGGAGAATAATATGAGTATTGTACGTCATTGTGGTGTTGTCCGTAGTACTGGTTCTCGTGTTTTCGTCGTATGGCGTCAACTGGAAAATGATCCACACCATTGCCTAGTAGTCTATCGTGACTCTCTCCCTGAAGTTTATTCTAACCGTGTTGCTGAGCTAGTTCTCGGTCGTGGTCAGAGTTCAATTGAACTATGGGATGTAATGGATAAAATCGGAACCCTAGAAGGTGGAAACATGCTTTCCGTACTTCACCGTATGGGCTATATCCGTAAACAAAATACCCTAGATATTGACATGCATGTTGGTGGAACCAATAAGATTCCTCTAAACGTACTGAATGAAGAAATTAACCAAAGTGCTGTTGTACAAGACGGTACTGTTAAGGCATTCAATCCTTACGATCAACAAGAAGCAACTGTTCAATATCCAGAACAAGGTACTATCGTATCTCGTCTATTAGAAGAAGCTGATAAGTATGAAACCCTAGCTCGTGAAAACCGCGAACGTGCTTATAACCTAGACCCAAGTCTACGCCCTCAAGCACAAGTACTAGTACTACCATCTGATGTTCAGACCGATGAACAAACTAGTGATTCTCTATTTGTTGAATTGCCAGAAGGTATCTCACAAGCTAAAGCCGTAGAACTTGTCAAAAAAGCATTGAAAGAACGTAAAGGTGAATAATGTCAAAAGTTAGTAGGGAACAGATAATCCAGTTGATTATCGAAGAACGCTTGAAACAAATGAGCAACCCAAATACTTTAGCAGATCATCTTAAAACGAAGAATGATTGGACAGGGTTAGCTGGGTACTACTTATTTGAAAGTGCTTCTAGACCTGACAAACATGTTTCGTTTGACGAATTCCGTCAATCTCTGATTAAATCAGCAGCCGTTATTCTAGCGGCTCTTGAAACAAGTTTCTCTTTAGAAGATGATAGTATTAAAGAATTATTATCTAAACTGGAAGATAAAGAAGATGACTCGCAATGATCTCCAAGAGATGTTGTTAGAGTTCGAAAACGTATGTTTTAGTGGCGGTGCTGCGGGTGCAGACCGCCTTTTTGGTTTGTGGGCTGAGGAAAATGGACATGATGAAGTCCATTTTTCATTTAAAGGTCATAAAGCACATGTCAAACCTGAAACAGTACTAGAACTCCCATTTGAAATGCTTACTTCTAATGAAGTAGGTGCTCAACTCAAACTAGCAAACAAAGCTTTAGGTCGTAGTGTTCCTCGTTGGGGATACGTATACAATCTATTAGCTCGTAATAGCTATCAAATTTACTGTACTGAACGTGTTTATACCATTGGTCAATTAGTATCTCCTACTCAATTAGACGGTGGAACAGCATGGGCTGTACAAATGTACTTAGACTTGGATGAATCCGATAAAGAAATATATCATTTCGATATTATGGACAAACAAGTATATCAGTACTGTAACGAAACAAAACAATTCATTCAAGTTGATTCTGTTCCTGCCCCACATGGTCGTTGGACAGGTATTGGTACTCGTCGTGCTACAGAAGAAGACTTAAGAGCATTTGAAGCGAAGTTTATCTAATGACTGATATAGTAGAAATTCCTGATCAATATGATGTTGGATATGAAGACGGCGTTGAAGCTGGTACTGAAAGTACTACGGAAATGTATGATAAGATTATCGAACAGATGGAAAAAGATCATGCTGAGGGAATAGAAGAATTACAAGCCGAGCATGAACTTGAAGTCATAAGGGAAGTGAAATCTGCTGTTTCAGATGAACAAGATAAATTCGATAATCAAATTCGTGAATTTCAATATAACATGGAAACTATGATTAACGACTATCAACAAACTATTCGTAGATTGATGGAAGAAAATTATAATCTAAGGAAAGAGAATGCAACAATTACACGATCTATACACCAAAGTACTACAGTTCGGAACACCGAGTACTGATCGTACTGGAGTAGGTACTATTAAACTCATGGGTGAAACGATGCGTTTTGACCTTTCTGAGTATTTTCCTGCTCCAACTACTAAACGTTTAGCCTGGAAAGCAATGGCTTCTGAACTTATTTGGTTCGTAGAAGGTTCACATGATGAACGTCGCCTTGCTGAAATTCTATACGGAACACGTGATGATTCTAAGAAAACTATCTGGACTGATAACTACCTAAATCAAGGTATTTCTCTAGGATATACAGATGGAAATCTTGGTCCAGTGTATGGTAAACAATGGCGTAATTGGGTTGATTATCAATTTGCTCAAAATATTGATGAAATCAATACATTGAAAGCACGTGGATATGAAGTACTCGAAGCTACACAATTCAGCGGTGTAATTATGCGTCGCAGTACTGACCAACTTCAAGTACTAATTGATGGTCTAAAACATAATCCTGATTCTCGTCGTCATATTTTGACTGCTTGGAATGTTGGTGAACTAGATCAAATGGCACTACCGCCATGTCACTGTTTCAGTCAATTCTTTGTGAATGATGGTAAACTATCTTGTATTCTATATCAACGTAGTTGTGACCTATTCTTGGGCGTACCATTCAATATCGCATCATATTCTCTATTGACTCATATGTTAGCACAAGTATGTGGATTAGAAGTAGGTGAATTTGTATGGATGGGTGGTGATGTTCATATCTATCAAAACCATGTTGATGCTGTACATGAGCAACTTTCTCGTGAACCACGTGAAATGCCTACATTATGGATTGACAAAAGTATTACTAACATTGAAGATTTCACTATGGAATCATTCAGATTGGAAAATTACAATCCAGACGCAACCATTAAAGCACCAATGGCTGTATAAACAATTAAGGGAGCCATTGGCTCCCTTTTTTATTATTGATATTGTACGATAACACGACCGTTGAAACGTAAATCTGGTGAAGCAGGTACTGAAAGTACTGCGTTCGTTGGAGATATTACGATAGAATCAACTTCAACTGGACTATAGTTTGAACCAGTAAGTTCTTGAACTACGATAGTTTGAATATTTGGATTCGAAATTGTGTAAGTATAGTAAGAACCACTCAACACCCAACTTGATGTAGTGAAAGTAGTAGCTACCCCACCACCAGAACCAACAGTTGTCCATGTTCCATTAGTTTTTTGAACTACTGTAGCACGTTCGGAACTGTAGGCAATCATCCCATCAACACCAACTGAATCATTTATTGGATTCAGTACTGGTAGTTGAACACCATAACGATTAATACGAGTTCGGATTGTACTTCCATCCAGAACAGTAACATCATCAAAAGCTGTCATATTGAAGTTTAGTGATGTAGCACCTTTGGTAATTGTTGCTGCGTTAGTACCTTGGAATGTCATCACGGCAGCATTAGCCATTTGTAATCCTAAGAACACATTACTTGTATTACTAAAGATACTTGATGCTTGAACATTTAATGTATCTGTAGTACTATCACCAATTGTGGTATTTCCATTAATTTGTAGATTACCAGTTATTAGCATATTTCCGTTGAAAGTACTGATGCCTTGTGCTAAACTTACGTTTACAGCACCATTACTGACAAAATCAATTGTATTTGACTTGATATTCATACCCAAGTTTGTGTTTCCTGTTGCTGAGAACAGAATGTTTGGAACAGCAGCAGTACTTGATGTTACTGGATACAAAATAAGTTGAGTTGGAGTAACACGTAAACGTTCAGTTCCACTTGCGGTTAAACCAATACTACCAGTAGCAGGATGGAAAATACCAGTATTTGTGTCAGACCATAACGCAGGGTTAGTTCCTGGATTCGTAGTAGGGTCGAATGCGTTGCTATTAAACGCAATAGCAGGGGCAGCAGCAGTACCATACACAACGCCTAACCTACCAGCACCAGTACTTCCATCGTTCACCATAGAGTCTCCTGTGCGGCGTAAACCGTTAAGTAGGAGGCTATCTATAATGGTTTGTACTGTACCTGAACTATTAGTCATGGTACGGTTAGAAGAAGTTAAAAAGGTTCTATCGAATGATACAGCCCCAGCACTTACACTAACACGACTTTGACGTAAGCGTACATTTGTGGTTCCAGTACTGATAATCCAATCACCATCAGTTAAACCTAATTCAGCAGTTTTATCAACGACTGAAGTAAACGCAGCAGTAAGATTAGAATCATTACTGGCTAAAGATACCAGCCCTTCATGACCAGTACCAGGAATACTTGCTGTTACGATGCGAGCAAACGCCGCAACAACAATTTTATTCGCAGTATTAGTTGGATCAGTATCAATATAATACTTGATTTGAATCCAGTTGCCCGCTGAACTTGGGTTTGTTGGAGTAAATGTTACTGTATCAGTAGTTGGATTATTTGCTCTAAAGTGTGTTACAGCAGCATCATAAATCCCGCGAATAATATAGTACTGACCGGAGTTAGCAGCTATGGGGGCAGGAAGTTTTGTATACGCAGAATCAACAGGTGGATCAATGTCATCAGAAATAGGAGCATAAGTACCGATCCATTGCATACCGCTAGTTATAGAATCTGGTAATTGTGAAGTTTGTAGTTGTCCATTCGCGTCAAGTTGTGCGAAACGACGATAGCTTAGTGAACCGTCTGTGAATTCAATTACACCTTCAAATGCTTTCCATTCTGAGTTATAACGAATCATACCAGCACGTTCAGCGTATATTGTTTGTTTTGTTGGAGCTTTAGGTAGTTCTAAAAAGTAAGTACTGTTTATAACAACACCTTCAGCACCTTTTATAGTATATGCACTCATTAAAAAATTCCTCAGAAAATGGTTGTATCCTGTATTTATGCAAGGGTACAAAAAACAAAAGGCCAACATAAGTTGGCCTTTTTATATTTAATCAATTATAATGGTTCGCTATCCCAAGCAGCCGCAGCACGAATTGAATCGTAATCTGTAGCAGCATCAATAGCATCCTTGATAGCACGAGCTTTAATGAACAAAGAACGAGTAAATGTCATTAGTGCTTCAGCAAATAGTCTAAAGGTTGCTAAATCCATTGGGATTCTTTCACCATCAACAGTATCCCAAATTAGGTCAGTTGGGAAATTTGCTTCATCTACAATAGATGAAAGTAGCATAAGTTGAATATTACTACGATTAGCTAGACCAGAGAAGTACATTTTAGAATTGAATTCAAATCCACCGTAGTATACGGTGTCACGTTTAGAATCAACGCGACCTTTGAGGTCGCTTTTGATTACGTCTAAATCCATTAATTCATAAATGTAGGTGTTGGTAACAACACCATTTACTTCATCAAAGTCTACTGTCTTTTCTTTGAATTGCATAAATTCGCCAGTGTTTTCATACACATCATTTTGTGTCCAAAAACCTTCAACTAAACGACTTGCTAGGCTCAACTTGGAAATATCAGGGTAGATATTTCCAGTTTTATTACCCACCGCATTAAGCGGTGAAGGTAATATTTTAACAATTTTCCAATTGTCGTTTTCGTCTTTAATTACTGATACGTAAATCATCTATTATCTCCTTATTATGGACGTTGTGCGATGAACACATCGAAAATTGTACCGATACCGCAGTATACTACTTGACAAATACTTACCGCATTTGGAGTAGTACTAACAGAACCACCAATGATCTTATAAACTGAAGAATCAAATGTTACGTTATGACCAGTAGCATCTTGAGTCACATAGATGAACCATGAACCAGCACCCTTAGTTGTAGCACCTGTAATTGCTTGAATTACGGTATCAGCAGTAGCAGTTACGTTATAAACGTTACTTGTACCATCTGGAGTCCAAGTGGTAGTGATTGACTCAGTAGCATGTTGTTTAACATAGTATGTACCAGTAGTAACAGATGTGGTATTAACATTAGACAAGTCATATGTTAGTGTACCGTTAACTGTTAGGTTATTAACAGTTGTGTTACCAGCAAAAGTACTAGCTGCGTTAACAGTTAGAGTATCAGTTCCAGCATCACCGATTACTGTATTACCATTTAGGGCTACAGCACCAGTAACAGTTAGACTATTTAGGGTTGCTAGACCAGAAGTACTTAGAGTACCAGTGATAGCTGTGTTACCAGCACTTAGACCAGCTAAGGTAGTAGCACCTGTTACGCCTAGAGTTCCACCAACTGTTGCGTTACCAGTAATACCAGCAGATGCTAGTGTTGCTAGACCAGTAGTACTTAGAGTACCAGTGATAGCATGGTTTCCTGAGTTAACAGCAGCTAATGTAGTTGTACCAGTTACAGCCAAAGTAGTACCGATAGTAGCACCTTGTGTTACCGCTAGTGAACGCATGGTTACGTCAGAGTTTGTCTGATCGAATGAACCGAAGATTACACCACCAACAGTTAGGTCGCCAGTATAAGTTGCGTTACCATTAACTTGTAGGTTGTTATTGGTTGAACCTGGAGCACCTAGAATTGCGGTAGCCGCAGTCAAGGAAGTACCGACAGTTACAGAAGTCGCAGCAGAAATAGAACCTGAAGCAGTGATGTTACGTGGAGCAATGTCACGAGAAGTCAAGTCGATTTGTGCGTTGATTACGCCTGTTACATCTAAGTCACCAGTAATGATGGTATCACCAAATACGTTTAGTACTTTAGTGTTGTCTGGAGTACCAGTACCAACTTGTAGGTTTTGAATCTTAGATACCGCAGTACCGTTAACAGTGATTACACCACTAGCAGTTACGCTTGTAGCAGATACAGCAGCTAAGGTAGAAGCACCAGAAACGTTTAGAGTACCAGTGATACCGTGGTTTCCTGAGTTCAATACACCTAGTGTACTTGTACCAGTTACACCTAGAGTTCCACCAACTGTAGCATTAGTACCGACAGATACAACACCAGTTGTTGTTACAGAAGCTACGCTTAGGTCAGCAGAACCTAAATCTAGACCACCAGCAGGGGTGAATGTACCATTAACAGTTACATCTTCAGCAAAAGTACTTACTGCGTTAACAGTTAGAGTATCAGATGAAGCGTTACCAATTACGGTATTACCGTTTAGGGTAGCAGTACCACCAACAGTTAGAGCACCAGTTACGGAAGCACTGTTTAGAGTTGCTAGACCAGAAGTACTTACTGTACTTAGAGTAGTCGCACCAGTTACACCTAGAGTTGTAGTTACTGAAGCACTGTTTAGAGTTGCTAGACCAGAAATACCAAGAGTACTTAGTGAGGTCGCACCAGTTACACCTAGAGTTCCACCGATAGTAGTGTTTCCAGAGATTGCTGGAGCACCAGTAATTGTACCAGCGGTTAGTACTAAAGCAGTACCTACTGTTACAGTACTAGCAGAAGCTAGGGAAGCAGCACTAATGTTTGTTGCGGATAGGTCAAATGCCCCATCAACTACCAAATCACCTTCGATATGTGCGTTTCCACTAGAAACTAGTGATTGTACAGTTACGTCAGTTGTGCTAAGATCTAGTGTACCAGCAGTTAGTGTACCGGAAATATCCAAGTTACCTGTGATAGTAGTATCTTTAGCAATTGCTACTGCTGCGTTAGCAGAAGTAATGTTACCATTGAAGGTTGAAACACCAGATACGTTTAGGGTCGCTACGTTACCAGTAGTAATGTTTGCGGTAGTAATACCAGAAGTACCCAAAGTAGATGTTGTGCTATTCAATGTAGCGATTGTACCAGTTGTTGAGCTTAGTACTGGAAGTACGTTAGCAACACTAGAACTTGTCGCAGTAAAGGTGATAGCAGATACGTTTGCGTTAGATAGGTCAATAGAACCACCAACAACTACGTTACCATCAAATGTTGCGTTACCAGTTGTGTGAATTGATTGTGCTTCAATGTCAACAGCAGATAGGTCTAGACCACCTTGTAGTACTAAGTTACCTTGAACTGTTAGATCATCAGCAGCGATCAATGCAGAAGTTACTGTTACATCGTTAGTTGCGTTACCGATAGAAGGAGTTACAATGCTTGTAGCAGTTAGAACACCAGTTGTGGTAGCAGCTAAAGTAGTAGTACCAGTTGCGTTCAATGTTGTAGCATTTACAGTACCGATAGTAGCTGTAGTACTTGCTAGTACTGGTAGAGTACTTGCGTTAACAGTATCAGAAGCAACGAATGTTTTCGCCCCAACGTTAGCGTTGGATAGGTCGATAGTACCAGTTACAGCTAGGTTTCCACCTACAGTAACGTCCTCAGTAGTGGTTAGAGATTTAGCAGCTACATCAGTAGTACTCAAATCAATCGCACTTGGAGTTAGTGTACCAGTGATTGTTACATCATCAGCGAAAGTTACATTACCAAGATAAGATGGAGATGTAATGCTTGTCGCAGTTACCGCACCTGCGTTTACAACACCTAGTGTACTTGTACCAGTTACTGTAGCACTGTTTAGAGTAGCTAGACCGGAAGTACTTAGTGTAGTAGCAGAAGTAGCAGCTAGTGTGGTAGCACCTGTTACGTT